AACAACGAAAATGCAGAGTTACTTATGAAGAACTCTAGTGATTTCGATGAGTGGGTAAGTGAAACTGTCGGTGAACTGGAAAATTTTACCAAGACCAAGTAGAAGGAATACTTGGGCTGATTAAAAAACAATTTTCTGAGGATATTGATTTAGATAAATACCTTGCAGTCTGCGAGCAACTAAATCAAGATCCCGATCCCGATAAAATGCCTCCTGAGATGAGAGATTATCCAATTGAGGTACAACAGTCGTTTATGCTACACAGCATACTAACTGACAGATGGGATGGTACTAGTGGTATGTATATGGGCAAAGATTTTAGCCCTATAGGTACTTATTTAGATACTTTTGATATCGAGGACAAACGCACAGTTGTCTACTTTTTAGCTCATATAGAAAACGCAAATTCTAATTGTATAAATAAACGAGTCAAAGACTCACAAAAAAATGCTGAAATGTCAGCAAAAGCTAAGGCGAAAGCTAGTAGATAAGGTAAACAATGGCTGGTAAAAATCAACAACATGAAGTAAGTCTTAAGATGATTATAGATGGTCTTGGCAAATTTGTCCAGGATCAAAAGAAAGCATCTGGAGCATTAGATAAAACCAGGAAGTCGGCACAGTCATCTGATCGTGCTTTAAAAGGTGCTGCACAAGCATCTTCAAATTCAACTAAAAACTTTTCTAAAATGTCCCAAGGTATCACAGGGGGACTTGTTCCTGCCTACGCTACTTTAGCCGCTAACTTATTTGCACTTGATGCAGCCTTTAGATTCCTAAAAGGTGCTGCTGACTTTCGTGTATTACAACAAGGTCAAGGGGCTTTTGCAGCAGCTACTGGAGTGGCATATCAAAGTTTAGCTAGAGATATACAGGGCGCTACTAGAAATATGATTACTTTCCAGGAAGCCGCACAAGCCGGTGCTATTGGTAGAGCTGCGGGACTATCTGCAGGACAGTTAAATGAGTTATCAAAAGCAGCGTTTACAGTTTCAGTTGCGCTCGGTAGAGATGTAACAGACTCATTCAACAGATTAGTAAGAGGTGTTACTAAAGCGGAACCAGAACTATTAGACGAACTAGGTATTATTCTAAGACTAGAAGAAGCGACGACAAAATATGCAGCTACTCTAGGTAAGACTAAAACTCAGTTATCTATTTATGAAAAATCACAAGCAGTCGCAGTAGAAGTACTAACACAGGCAGAAGAAAAATTCGGAAAGATTAATGATATCATGGAGCCAACAGCAAATGCTTTAGCACAGGTTGGAGTTGCTTTTGATGAATTGTTAAATAAAGTAAGACCAGCTATTGCTGGAATAGCCGAGCCTATGGCCAGATTTATTTCAGCCAATACATTCAATGCAGCACTCGTAATGGGTGTTTTTGCTACTTCTATTATTACAAGTTTGATTCCAAGCACAGAAGCATTAAGAAAAACCCAGTCAATAGCTGCTTCAGATCGAGTAAAAGAAATTAACAGGTTGATAGCAAAAGAAACCCAACTTAAAACTCAAATGGAACAAATAACAAATTTAAGTCCTTCTCAACGTAAGTTTGCACAGAAGATAGGGGAGCCAACTCTACGTAGTGGTGGAAAAATTGGTAATGCTATGGCTGATGGTGAAAAGTTAAATAAAGCACAAATATCTAATTTACATTCACAACATGCAAGACGAGTTGGAATGTTTAAAAATATGTCAGATAAGCAGTACGCTTACTCTAAAACTATTCTTACTAAAATGACTAAAGACCATCAAGGTTTTACAACAAAAGTCCAAGTTTTTGCAAAACAACAAGGTACTGCGATGAGTATACAGTACACTAAAATGGCGGTTCGAGTAAATGGTGCTCTTAATTCAATAAAGATAGGACTCGCATCTTTGTCTAGATTTGCAATGGGAGCCATGGGTTGGGTATCTATGATTGCAATGGGAGTTATGGCTATTAGGGGTGTTGCGGCTTTTATAAATAAAGATAAAATTGACGCGGCAGAAAAATATGGTAAAGCAGTCGATAAAGCAGTTAACTCTCAGAAAGGTCTTAACGAAGAACTTCTAAAAATGAAAAGAGTTAGAGATACTGGATTAATAACTGGTAAAGATAATAATTTAATGCATGCCGCAGAAGCTGTAGCTAGTGCTAATATACCAGGAATGATTACTAATATGAATGTATTAGAAAAAGGCGCTATGATGAATCAAGACGCTTTTAATAAACTAGGATTTGAATTTGCCACTACGTTAACGACTCTTATATCTATGGATAAAAGATTTGAAGAATTTTCTGATGAATTAGTAAAAACAGGTAGATTAACAGATGAGTCTAAAACAAAATTACAGCAATTAGAAAAAACTTTAATGACAGTAGGAGCAGCTCTAAAAACAGTTAAACAAAATAATGGTGAAATGATAAAAACTATGAATAAACTAGTTCAAGCTTTACCTAAACAACCATACCAAGAATTAATAATGCTTCTTAGTAGTAATGTAAAAGCATATAAAGATTTAGTCGAGGCGGGAGAATCGTATGAGGTACATCTAGAAGCTGCCTCAAACAGAATCGAAATATATAATGGTCATTTACAGATGGCAATTAATCTACAAAAGTTGGAAGCTAATGTAAAATCAGATGGCGCATTTAGTGGATTAGCTGGTGGAACTACTTCTGACCGTATGCAAAAAGTACAAACTGCTTATATTAAATATTTAAAAGAAGTTAAAAAACTACAAGATACACAACTATCATTAGATACTACATCAGAGGAAACTACTAAAAATACCGTAGCACAGTTACAAAAAACGAAAGAAATACAAGTAGAAAATATAAAAAATGCTAGAGCGCTATTTAAGTTAGAAAAAGCTCGTGCTGATTTAATGTTTTCAACTTACAATAAAGTCTACATACAAATGGAAAATGATTTAGGAAAAGCTATAGGAGCAGGCATGAGAGGAGACTCTTCTCAGTTTGAAAAAATAGGTAAATCTTTCACAAATACAATAACGGATGCTATCGGAGGATTCCTTTCAGAACAACTATTAGAAGATACAATAGGATCATTACTACCTCAAAAAGATAGCATTAAAGATGAAATATTTGCTGGTGCAGAAAAACATGCTAATTTAATAAAAGCCGCTATTGAAGATGGTGGATATGCTCATGGTAATCTTTTACTAGGAGTATTTAATTCTCAAAACAAAAGTTTAAAAAATATTCGTGTAGATATGTTAAGAAGTGAGTCTGCTTTAGCAGGGGCAAAAATGAGTGAGATAGATGCAAGAGTTACGTCCTTACAAGCAGAAAATAACACTTTAGGTAAGTATACAACAGCAGAGAGTATTGAAAAAGCGTCCGCAGAAAAAGATCCTAAATTCATGGAGGAAGCACAAGCGTATTTCTTAAAAACAGGAATGAATCATGTAGATTATTCTAGACTACAAAAGACAAAAAATCAGAAAGATGCAAAAGAAAAAGAATTTAAGAGTATGAAAGAATTACCATTATCCTCCTATACTGCTGGTGATAGGGAAGGAGACTTGAATAAGCTTGGGGGTGAAATCAAAGCGTTAGAAACCAAAATAGCAAATATAACATCAGGAGGCCAACGAGCAATTTTATCTTATACTAATATGTTAAAAGATAAGATAGTAGATAACCAATTTACTGTAGATAAAAACAATAACACAATAGACAGACTAAGAGGCAAAGAAACATTTGAAAACTCAGGTGTATTTAAAGGAGGAGAAAAAGCTTTTTATCAGACAAGAGCAACAGACCTTACAAATAAAGCCGACACAGCAATGAACGCTAAATCAGATCTAATAGATTTAGATAATCCATCAGTAATTAGACAAGCTAATGAGATACAAGAGCTGTTTGATACGGCATTAAAAATGGCAATACCAGGAGCTTTAGAAAAATTCAAAGCAGATAATCCTGATTTAGTAAATCCTGAAGGTAAATTAACAGGAGATGGTAAAATCGGATTTGCTGAGTCAGTTGGAACAAGCACAACAAAAGGTAGCGACGAATTCAGTAAAAACTTAAATCAATTCTCTGGAGTTATAGGAGCTATGGGAGCTTTAACAGGAAACGAAGAAAAGACCGCAAAGATAATGGCAAGAGTTGCTCAGATTCAATTAATGATTTCAATATACGAAAGAGCAAAAATGGCAATGGATATAGCAAGAGGCGAGGGCGGTACTTTCTTTAAAGCTATAGGAGCTTTCTTTACAGGAGATATGGGCAGAGATGGTGGAATTATGTCTAAACATGGACGTTCTTATTCAGGTGGTGGAGTAGCAAGTGGACCAAACTCAGGATATCAAGCAATGCTCCATGGTACAGAAGCAGTAGTACCTCTTCCAAATAATAGAAGTATACCTGTAGAGATGAAAGGAAAGAATAACGGCCCAGTAAACACAACAATCAATGTAAACATGGCAGATGGTAGTTCAGATACTACTAGTGATGCAGAATCAGGAAAACAATTTGCACAAGCAATCAATATGGCTGTACTAGAAGAAATAGGCAAACAGCAAAGACCAGGAGGGCTACTAGCAGGATAATATGGCAATAGGATTCAGTGACGGAACAACAACTTTTAGACCAGACAAAGGCTTTACTAGAAAGAACACACCAACAATATTTAAAACACAATTTGGTGACGGTTATGAACAAAGACTAGCAAATGGTATAAACAATTTAAAACAAGAATTTTCAATTAATTTTGCAACAAGAACAAAAGAAGATATAGACGACATAGTAGACTTTTTTGAACTAAAAGGTGGAGTAACTGCTTTTACCTATACATATGCAGATAGTAATGAAGGTGGCGGAGAAAAAGCAGTAAAGGTTACTTGTGATGAATGGCAACAAACTTGGGAGTATGCAGATTACTATTCTCTAAGTTGCACTTTTAGGAGAGTATACGAAGCATAATGTCTGAGAAGATAATAGTAAAGGATTTACAGAAATTAGACCCAGGTTCAGAACTGGTAGAATTATATGAAGTTGAATTTGTAAAAGATAACTTTGCATATTTTACTAATGGGATAGATGATGACGAATCAACTTCTCTTAGAATGAGAGACTTTGATACTAACTCTACTATTCGTACTTATGTGCCTCTCCCTATAAAAGCAGATGGATTTGAATTAAAGAATGATGGCGCTATTGCTAGACCTTCAATTACTATGGCAAATATAACAAGTGCTCTCAGTGACGCTGTAGGTTTTGACTATCATGAACTAATTGGACTAAAAGCAATTAGAAGATTAACTCTTAAAAAATACTTATATGGAGAAACAGGAGATGCAAGTCCTCCTATAGAATTTCCAAGGTCTATATGGGTAATAGATAGAATTAAAGCAAGATCTAAAGCATCTGTGACTTTTGAACTAGTTGCACCTTTTGATATACAAGGAGTAACTCTACCAGCAAGAAATGTCTTAGCGGAGAGATGTCCTTTTATGTATCAAGGAGCAAGTGATCACTTAGACGAATGGCAAAAAGCACAAAGTGGGTGTAATTGGCACTTAGAAGGAAAAATAAAAACAGGAGGTACTGGTACAGAGTACACAGTATATGTAAATCAAGATGATGAATATATAATACCAAGTACAACTTCTTTTACAACATATTCTAGTGGTGCTATAACTATAAATACTTATTACAAGACTACTAAAACAACTACAAGATTCAATGCAGACGGTACTAATTCAAGTGTTACTGCAACAGACTACTGGCAAGCCGTAAAAGCTACAAGCTCACCAGGAACACCATCAGATAGTAATCCTAACTTTAAGAGAATCAGAGTATACTCGACATACTCTCATGGTACGGAATACTTTAGCTTTTTAGATGATAGAGATAATAGTTATGTAAAATTTACTGACAATGTTTCTACTTCTTCTACTAATGGTAAAACATTAGTATGGAAAGCAAAAGCTCCAAGTGATGATCAAGCTCCAGGACATGGCCCTTATTGGGAAAGAGGAGATGGGTGTAGTAAGACTACTACAGGATGTAAGAAAAGATTTGGGTTTAATCCAATTAGTGGTGGTACAGCAACCAGCACAGGAAAAGCTGCTACAGATACAAGTGTAGAGCTTCCGTTTGGAGGATTCCCAGGAGCAAGAGCATTCTCGTGATGAATGAAATATTTCAACATGCTGAACAGTGTGCCCCGTTTGAATGTTGTGGACTTGTTATAGAGGAAAATAATAATAAAATTTATATTCCTCTCGAAAATATTTCCGAAGAAAAAGATAGATTTGAAATGGACGCAAAAACTTTCATTACATATCAACTCAATTCGAAAATATTATATGTAGTCCATAGCCACTATGACGGAGATTGTAAACCGAGTGAGCATGACATAGATAACTGTAACGCCGTTGGTATACCATATTTAATCGTATCGTATCCCGACAAAGACCAATATATTTTGGAACCAAATTATGACTAGAACAATACACTTAATGGGAAGAATGGGACAACTCTTTGGAGAGACTCATAGACTTAACTGCAACACAGTCCAAGAGGCTATGCATGCACTCGACTGTATGAAAGGAGGAGTTAGAAGATACTTACTAGAGTGTACAGATTCTGATGTTCAGTTTACTGTTCAAAAAGGAGAAGACTTTATAGGTATGAAAAATATAGGAGACACTTTAGGAAAAGATGATATAATTATTTCTCCAGTTCCTGCAGGTTCAAAAAGTGGTTTGACTAAACTAATTGTAGGAATAATACTTATAGCCCTTGCCATTTATTTCCCTGGTACTGCCGGATCATTTAGCGGTTATCTATCTTCGGCAGCTTTTACTGCAGGGGTGAGCTTAGCCTTACAAGGTATAATAGAATTAACAATGGATGACCCCGATGAATTAAATGAAGAAAAGTCCTCATTATTCAACGGTCCTGTCAATACAACAAAAATGGGAGTACCTGTACCAATTTGCTATGGAAAAATGGAAGTTGGCGGAGCAGTTACTAATTTCGGATTCACACAACGTAGAGTAAAACATCAAATGGGATATAAATTCGTATCAAAACCTTCAGAAGGAAGTTCAGGAACAGGGTCAACTGGTGGCGGTGGCTCTAGTGACGGCGGCGGTGGCAACTTGGACTGGATAGACAGACAGGCAGTAGAAGAGGAATAATATAATGGCATACACAACTCAAGGAAAATCAACAGCTCAAACAGCAGTAATATATGATGCACTATCAGAAGGCCCGATAGAAGGATTAGTCAGTGGAGCAGCAAGTATAAGACTCGACAATAATCCTGTAATAGGAGAAGATAATAATAATACTTTTTCACCTCAAAGATCAGTAGACTCAGGATATACAGCTAGTAGTAAAATAATAGTAGATAATAATAGTCCTTCTATCTTTGAATACTCTTTAACTACAGATGGTACTAGAGAGATACAAATTTTAGGAGCAGCCAAGAAAGGTATAAACGCCGGAGATACTATTGCAGGAAATAACATTATTAGAACTGATACTTCTATTATGGCTTTTGCAAGTGGAGATGTGTATGATACTTCTGCACATATAGTTCCTGCGTATTTAAGAATAGACGGAGCTGGACCAAATGGAACACAGCTTGCAACAAAAATAACAGAATTTATAAACACTTCAGCAGTAAGAGTAGACTTAGCTCCAGCAGTAACTAAATCAAATACAAGTTTATTTTTAGACTTAGTAGATAAAGTAGCAAGTTACGACGCAGGCAATAATAGAGCAACTTTAACAGCTGGTGGAGGAATCGACACAGCAAATACTATTGCAATACTATCAAGTCCTGTAAGAACATCTAATGAAGTTCCTCAATACAATTATAATAACTTTGGATTTGCTTTCAGAACAGGAGAAAGAGATCAACCATATTTACCTACTCCAGCTGGAATAGGTAGTGCCTCACAAGCCTCTGCAATAAATGCTACGTTAGACCAAGTACAAAATACTGGATACCCCACAAATAGTGCTTTTGGCTTAGATATACCTTCTGAAAATGCTACTGCAAGTGAAGTAACTAAAACTTCTGCTAATATGTCAATAGGTAATCCTTCCGAGATAGATCTAGTCAAGATAAATATAGCCTTCCCTTCAGGTTTAGTATCTTCAAAAGAAAACGGTACTATAGGTAATGGTTTTGCAGAGCACAGAATATTCTTTGGATATTCAAGAGATGGTGGAAGTTCTTTTACAGATTCCCTAGTAGTAGGTAGACCAACTATTGCAACATCAACAAGTAGCTATCATGCGAATACAAGAACTAAAGGTTCTCAGTCAGGAGTTATTAATGATAAAACAAAAGAAGGATTTACATATACATACTTAATAAACACACAAGAATTTCAACCATACGATGCATATAGAGTAAAAGTACAAAGACTATCACCAGTTAACCAAAAAGAAAATTCATGGCAACAAACTAATGCTTCCCAATTAAAGTCTATTGAAAATATTATTACAGATAAATTAAGATATCCTTATACTGCTTATGGAGCAGTGATAGTAGACGCAGAAGATTTTTCTAAAATTCCAAGTAGAGGATATGAAATATTTGGAATGAAGGTAAAAGTACCTACTAACTATTTTCCAAGATTCGAGTATACCGCAGCAGGAGTAAGACGAACAGTAGCAACTTATACAAGAAACGTTACTACAGGAGCAGACACAGGAGCCTATGTAGATTGGGATGGAAACTTTAGAGGGGATAAAAAGGAATTTAATAACTTGGCACAAACAGCTGACCAAGTAAACTACGAGCCAGTATTTACAGATAATCCAGTATGGATATTTATGGATATGCTCACCAATTCAAGATATGGACTAGGGAATTATTTAGACCCAAATGGAGACTTTGCACAAATCGATAAATGGACTATGTTTCAGATTGCAAAATATTGTGATGAATTAGTACCAGACGGAAAAGGCGGAAGTGAGCCAAGATTTAGTTGTAACACTTACATAGCAAAAAATCAAGACGCACTAAAAACTTTAAAACAATTTGCAACTGTTATTAGAAGTATGCTTATTTGGTACAATGGGCAAGTTACTTTAGGCTCTAATATTCAAAAAGGTGCAGTTTATACCTTTACAAAAGGTAATGTTGTAGAAGGACAGTTTAGCTACTCAGGAACAGCAGGAAGATTTAAACATAATCAAATAAGAGTTTCATGGACTGACCCAGAAGATAGCTACAAACAAGCAACAGAAGTTGTAGAAGATATAGATGAAATACAGAAAGCAGGTAGAATAACTAGAAAAACGGTTACAGCATTCGGCTGTACATCACAAGGACAAGCACATAGATATGGTAAATGGCATCTATTTACAGAAAGATTAGAAAAAGAAGTTGTAAGTTTTAAAACAGGAATAAATGCAGGAGCAGTTCTAAGGCCTGGTGATATTATAAATATTCAAGACGCAGATGAAACAAATACTCAACTAAGTGGTAGAGTTACAACTGCATCTAATTCAACTACTACAGTTATAAGAACAGATAGAGACTTATCAAGCACTTTAGTTTCAGCAAATAATTATGAATTACATTTAATATATCCTAGCGGTGGTGCATATTTAACTCAACAGACAGCAACAATTAATTCTGTAGTCTATAGACAGGGAGATTTAGTACTATTAGATGAAGCTGGAGCAGCTATTGATAACGAAGAGAAAGCAAGAAACGTTAAAGATGACGCAGGTGCTCTTGTACAAATACATTACTCAGAAGATGTTAGAGTAGAAACAAAACCAATAAGTTCTTTTAATTCAACTTCAGTAACTGTATCAAGCGCATTTAGTTCTGTACCAAATGGAGAAGTTATCTATGCCATATCTGGAGAGACAGATAAAGGGGTGGAAGTAACTGGAAATATGAAACAGTACCTTATTACTTCATTAAAAGAAAATAGTACAGAAATGACTTTTGATATTAATGCTGCTGAATACAATGTTAAAAAGTTTAATGCAGTAGATAGAGGATATGCACTACCAGAACTACCAGCAGAATTAAGAAAACCAAAAAGATCAGAACAAGTACCAGCACCTCAAAATTTAACTGCAACCGTAGTACCTAGTGGTGGAGATACCTCCTCTGTAGGAGCGGGAATATCTGGTTACGATATTTTATTATCTTGGACACCTCCTACTTCAACAAGAACAGATACCGATGGTAATGTTCTAACTGATGTATACGAACATTTAGCAGGATATAGAGTACAACATAATGCACAAACTGATGCACACGACCCAAATCACGATGAATTTGTAAAAATAGATGTAGATAAACAAGTTTCCTATACTATACGAAATGTAGTAGTTGGAGATGAATACATACTAAGAGTTCAAACAAGAAATACGAATGGACAAACATCTTCATATATACAAACAAAGATAGACTTTAATGTATCTACTATGGCACCGTTCTCAGCAGAACTTGTACCAGCAGGACTAAATGGCTCTATTGTAAAAGGTGGATTACTAACTGCTGTCCAGAACATTAACAGTTCAAATGGTACTATAACATTCTCTAGTGGGACATACTCTTACCAACCTTTAAATGGAGCAGATCCATTAGCTTTCGCAGGAGCAAACACTAACTTTACAACACAAGCAGGATTCAATAATCTAGCGAATGGCGAGATAGGTTTCCTAGTATTTGACTATGATGCAAACTTAGCCAGAGGAACTACTAGAACAGACCCACTACAAGCAATACATTTACATACCGATACAACTGCAACAGATTCAGACGGAAACAAAGTAAATTACACATTTATGAAACGACTCGGAGAGTCAAACAATGACATAATTCAAGGAAGCGGAACAATAAATTTAGCAGCTGGTTCTAGTACAATAACAGGAAGCAGTACAGCATTTACAACAGATTTTGAAACAGGAGATGTAGTTATAGTAGATGATGCAGGAGCAACAAGATTCTACTCTACAGTAGCTTACATAGAAAGTAATACAAGCATGGAGATAACTTCTGCACCTTCAAGAGCTTACTCTAGTAAAAAGATATACAGACAAGCACTAAGAATAGATTCTTCTTCAGATGCGATACTTGCCCAGGTAGCTAATAACTCAGGAACGTTTGCTATCACTTCATTCACAAACAAAGTAAAAATAGATAATGATGATGAAGTTGGATCAAATGCTATTACAAGTGTACAGATAACTAATAACTCTATTACAGCAGTACAGATAGAAGCAAACTCAATCAATGCAATAGCAATAGTATCAAACGCTATTGGTTCAAGCGAAATAGCAGCAAACTCAATAGGTGCCACAGCTATAGTAGCAGGT